ACAAGTCAGCAAATCCAGACGGAGACATAGCTAAGTAGCGCTGTCCGTCTTCTGGAATATCTTCTGCACCAAATGTTTGGAACAAGGTCAGAAGATCTGCTTTAACAAGCGCACCGCCTGTGTCAGCAATCTGAGTTGAGTTAGCACCAGCATCCATAGCTGCTACAATCAAAGCATCAGTTTGGCGACCCAAAGCAGCAGCAGCAGATTGCGCTACAGCTTGACGCTCGTTGATGTTGATTTTCAATTCATCCAGCTTGTCGATATACTCAGCTGCATAGTAATCAGCCATAGTCGCTTCGACATTGGTGTGCGCTAGTTCCATTGTGGAAACATCGCCATTGCGTGTTTTAGTTGATGCAGTGCCTTTTCCAATTACTTGGAAACGTGCAGTTGAACCAGTCACATTGGTTGAGCGTACTGTGTTGCGGAGTTTAGAACCCATACGCTGATATGCCATGTGAACTTCTGATTCAAACTGTTTGATAAAGGCTTGGTCAATAGTATTAGCCATTTTACAGTCCTATTTTGAAGTTACAGTTGCCAACGGGTATCCACTCTTTCACTTCGGCAAGGGTATCCTTTCGGGCCTTTCAGTGCGTTATGGGCCGTAATTCCCCATCGTAAACACTTTTTTCATTTGGATTGCAACGCACAAAATCAACGTACTTATGCGGAGGGGAGCTAGTCACACCCACGGGCTCAAAGCCTAACCATACTGCCCAGTCTACCATAAACTCATAATCAGCAAGTATAGTCATAGTCATCTGCGGTTGAGTTTTGTCCAGATAATTAACAAGCATCTTAGAGCCGCGAGCTATAGTTGTGAAGTTTTCTTTTACCTTGTCAGAAAACATAAAGAACATCTGAGGATAATCTTGATCTTCAGCATACCAAAGACCGCCTACCGCAGTAAATATCTCACCCTCTTTACGAACTAGGTAGCATTCAGAACATTCATACATTTCTGTAATGGCTTGCTTAATATCCAAGTGACCAAGGATTTTAAGCTCTCTTATATTTTCCTGACTCAGATTGGCAGCAACCTCATCAATATGGTCAGAAGTAAAAGGGGTTAAGTAAAACTTACCCCTTTTGAGAATCTTAACCTCCATAAAGACGCTTAAAGCCCTCTTCTACCTGCTTAACATAAGCAGTGTCATTCTTATCCCAGTATCTAGGGTCTTGCATCATTTGGTCTAATTCAGCTTGAGTTGTCTGACCTGTTGGCTGAGTGCCATCAGAAAACGAACCATCCTTAGTTGCCTCCATGATTGCCTCAAGAGCAAGAATCCCTTCATGACTTTCGCACATGCGCTCAATAGCTGGCAAAGATTGCTCAGGAAAAAACTTGTTTGCAAACATAGACGCTGCTTGAATGCGATCATTTGCATTGTCGCCAAGCTTTGAAGCCTCAGCTTCAAGGTCAGGTTGGCTTCCATTAACAGCTTGGGCATACATCTCAATGCCCTTCTGAAACTCATCTTGCCCATAGCCGTTTTCAAACGCATGTTCAGACCACCACTGCAGTAACTCATTATCTACAGCAAGCTCATCATCAACAATATCAGGAAGCTGATAATCACCAGCAGACTCAGGTCTATCCCCAAATGCTTCTGTTTGTATTTCTTCAAGAAGCTTATTGCGAATGTCTTCTTCTTTGGTTCCAAGCTTTGATTCAAGTTCCTTGTAAGCTTTAGCTAAATCTTCACCGCTGCTATACTTCTCAGGCAACCACTCAGGACGCTCTGGCGCTGAAGACTGCTCAACATCCGCTTCAGTAACAAAGTCACGTCCATCAGCTTGGGCTGTTTCTACTGCCGCTTCTTCATTCATTTGTTTTTACTCCTATGAGAATGTGCAATACGCTGCTCAATCAGGCCAACAATATAGCGCTGACCTTCCATATGTCGCAGTTCTTCCGTAGTCACATTAGGGCCATTTACCATCTCAATAGTAACAGAACGCAAATAGCGAAGAACTTCCTTGCCAGTAGGAGACTCAAATATCTGAGCAATGTTCTGACTTATCTGAACATCTTTGTCAGAAGATCTTTGGATTCCATCTAATCCAATATTAACCTTGTTCGGCAATCATCTGTCCTTGCTGTTGTTGCGCCATTTGCTGCGCTAATGCAGCTATTTGTCTACGCTGTTCTTCGTCACGAATCAAGCTCTCTGGCACACCAAATTTTTTCGCAAGGTGAATTGCTGTTTGTTCACCGTCAATTAGAAGCTGCAACATCTCTGGGCCAAAGGCTCCACCAACCAATTCAAGGAAACGAGCAACGCTAGAAATGTCCTGATTTGATTGAGCTTGTGCAAGCGGAGACACAGAACGTACTTTAACTTCCCGTCCGTTTACTGTAGGTACTTCTATGCGGCCCTGCTTCTTTAAGATGTATATTACACGTTGAAGTACGGGCTGCACGAGTTCTGCTTGCAAGCGACCAAATGCAGATCCCATTCTTCTAGCTAAGTCACCCATGCGCTCTGCTACCTCAGTTGCAGTCGCAGGAGTTCTATCAGGATTGCCAAGCATGTCATTATATAGCGCTTTCTTAATATTCAAACGCATGTCACTAAGAACAAGCTGCGCTACATCAAATCGACCAGCGGCATTAATAGGCTGAAGACCAGCAGAACCCATGGCTTTTGGTATAATCGATCCGGGCACTAAATTAATCGTATCAATATTTACTACGCCATCATCTTCCATTTGATAAATACCAGAGATAGACATCTGAGCATTCTCAAGAATAAGCTCGATAGTAAGATTAGTAGTCTTAATAGCAGATAGCGCATTAAGTAGTGGGCCGCGTCCGTAAATCTCACCAGCACATTTACCCCATCGAAAGCAAACAAAGGGATTAGAGCCAAGACCAGTCATTTCTTTAGCGTAGAGCAAAGTTTTAGTGGTCATACAGATTGCATAGTGAAAGTAAGCTTCTTCGTTTTTCTTTTTGTAGTCGCGGCAAACAACCTCAAGCACAGTCGTTTCACGATCAGATCCCATTAGGGATGTAACCTTTTGATCAAAGGTGCCCTTAGGATACATAATAGGAAGGTGATCGAACTTTACTTTTTTTCGCTCACGATAAACGTGATCGATCTTATCATCGGGACCAGTGTCAAGTACCACATGAGGGAGCGGTATAGCTGAGAAGTTTACAGGATTGATTGCATCCCCCTCTTCTACGCACAAGACACCAGTACCCACAGCCAAATCCATGAATGATTCATGAACTTCTTGGCTGAAATTAGAGTTCTGAAGAACCTCGAATACATACTCAGTTACTTCATCAAGCTCATTATCTATAGCTTCACGCTGATCTGGCGGCACTTCACTGCCAGCCATAAGATCAGCCCATCGCGCAAAGTTAGGAACTAAGCCAGACTGCAAGCGGCTGGCAAACTCTTGCACACCAACCACCGCAGTCTCATCAAAGATCTTATCATCTCTGCGCTGTCCAGCTTCTTCATAGTAAAATGACTCACGCTGAGGCAAAGCATACTCATAGCATTCCTCAAACAACGGAACCCAGTTTTCACGAAAGGCTTTTGCCTTCTGATAACTTTGAATATATTGCTTTGCTATATCAGCCATTAGCCAAACCTACCTAAGAATCCACCGCCACCAGCTTTAAACAAAGAACGGCGACCAGCGCCACCACGCATTCCGCTTCTGCGCGTTCTGCTTTCTAAAGCTGTAGAAATATCTTCACGCTTTTGTTTAGCTCTTTTTTGAATCTCTTCAGACTTAGCCGCCTCAGCTTCTATACGCTGATCCGCTGCTGCTTCTTGCTCAGCCGGACTAGGGCCACCACCGCCACCACCAAAACACATATTAATCTCCTTTGTTTTTTACTCGTAAGCATAGAAGGCAGAGAACATCAATGCACAAAAAGCTATAGCCTTGCCCAAAAGCTAGGTTTGTTTCTTTGTTTTGCACCCCTGTTAAACACATCAAAGTTACGTTTTGCAATTACAGGTTGGGCTGGTTTTTGACTATTCATTAGGGCTCTGCCCTCACCAGCACCTAAGAATAAATACTGAGCCGCATCGTGAACGTGGCTAAACATATTCTTATCTGGTTTATCAGCGTACCTTTCGCCACTTACTTCCATTCTCTTATAGGCATAGCCACCCTCAAAGCCCTTAATTAACTGAGGACAACGCCTGTCTATTAGTAGTGCTGGCTTACCTTCGACCATCTTCGTTAGCTGGGAGGATACAGATTCAAGCCGAAGGTCAACAGAGTTGGAGGGCGCAGGAAACGCCTTCAAGCCAGCACCGCGCAGAATGTGAAAGGGAGTCGATTCATCAGTCTGCGCTCTAAAATCACCCGCAGGATCGCCGTAAATAATTACCTCAGAGGCAGCAGCAAACCTAGTGGATAGTTCATTTCTAAGAACCTCGGCAAAACGCACGATGCCCATGTCTACCGCCACAATTTCTGACTGTAGAAACCACCGCCCCCTTACCTTTTGACCAAAGACCGCAGCAGGAGTTAGACCAAAATCCACACCAACATAGACTGGCATGTTTGCAGCAACGGGTATTTCTTCTTGAGCTATGTGAACTTCGGATGCAAACATTGGATATACAGGCTTTCCGTCTTGAATATGACCCAATCGGTTCATCACATAAACATCTATCCATGATTTAGTCTTTCCTCGAATGAGGTTTGGATAGTAGCTCTTGAGCATGTTTTTTGTGTTTTCAGCCTTTGGGTTTGGATCATAGTCTTCTATTTCTCCGTCTTCTGTTTTCCTCTCAACCATGCCAGAGGGCTGGGTATAGAAAGACCAGTTGTCTGGTTTAACCAGCATCTTAGCTTGCTCACGCGGTATATGATCTGGGATTGGAACCTCGCCAGACATAATCGGCCACCAGTGATCTTCCTCAGGGGCGTTTGTATCGGCAATAACGCCAGTCCAAGAAGGACCACCGTCACGCATAGAAGGATAGCGGCCAACACGCATCGTACAGGCATCAATAATACTCTTAGGAATTTCCCTCGCTTCATTGATCCAGATCCCAGTAAGCTCCAAAGAAAGAAGTTTTTTGACATCCTCTGGGCGATCAAGCGCCAGAAATATAACCTCAAGATCTATGTCTCCCTTTTGAATCCTATGGGTGTATGGCACTGACCAAGTAAACTTGCCCCAGTCTGATTCCGGAAACCAGTCTAGCCAAGTCTTGATAGTAGTAGTTCTAAGCTGTGGGTTGGTATTACGAATAATAGCCCAGCGGCTTTTTCGTATTCCGTCTGGGCTTTTCTTCTGCTGAATAGCGCGGCGAAATACTTCAACACAGCAGCCAACCGATTTACCAGAACCAACTGGGCCTCTTACGCCACGAAAGAAGGTATCATCTTTCATAAAGGTTTTGAGTACATCGCCATCGGGTTTGTACTTGAAGTTAATCATCTATAACCTTTGTTGACTCCAAAGCGGATCATCTCTTCCACTACTTCTGGCGCAATGCTTTCAATCAGCTTATCGCAAGCAGAATCACTAACCAAGTGGCTGCTTTCACCAAACTTCTCTACAACGTAAGCGAGATGCACCTTGCGCACAATATTGCGCAAAAGATTTAAGTCTTCCTGTTTAATCGTGTTTATAAAGCTCACTTCTTAGCAGCCTTCTTTTTTGGCTTTGGGTCTGGGCCTTCAACAAGTCGCCGCGAAGAAGGGGTTCGAGTAGCCCCAGAGTAAGTCGTACCGCCCAATGTGTGAGTCGGCCCTGTGTAAATCTTATTATCGTTTGCTGTGTACCAAGCCATGTTAGCCTAAGTCTTTCTCTAAAAGCTCTTGAAGCGGCTGCCCAATAGAAGGCTTGGCCTCTTCATACATGGCCTCAATCATTTCTATCTGATCTTTAAGGCTGTCAGACTTTAAGACAGCACTTGCCATCTGCTTAAAGCGCCACACTTGAGTTACTTCATTCATGTTCTGTACTTCCTTACTTTCTTGGCAATAGCTTTCGGTTGAGCCACATGCTGCTTACCTGCTGCCTTACCCTTTCGTTTAGCTGCGGTTGTAGCTGCATATTCAGAAGAGCTAAGAGCAGCGATAGCCTTACTAGGAAGATAACGCTCGCCTGTCTCACTAGACTTCTTGCCAGACTTGGTGCGCCACTTCTGCTTGCCCCAGTTAAGTAATGACTTCTGTGGTGCTCTCACTTGTAACCACCACCAGCAGCCTTATACCGCTTTGCTAAGAGTTGCGCCTTTCTTGCTGACCACTTACCAGCAGCAGTACCTTGAACATTGGCAGCCTTTATTCTGTTGAACAAAGACTTCCGCATTTTAGGCTTGGTATAGTTACCAGCTTCATTAACCGCCATCTTGTTCCTCGCTTATATTCTTTTGACTGCGGAACCTCTCAGAAGATGTCTTCTCCATCTTCTTAACTTTCTTCAAAAGATTCTCTCGCTTCAGGCTAGTAACCATCTGCCCATCAGAAGTACCAAGAAACTCCTTAACCTTGCGGCGCAACTTAGTCACCATAGAGTAATCTTCGGGCATAGTTTCTAATTGCTTAGAAAGCAACGAATAACGAGCATTCATTCTATCGCGGGGCGATTGTCCTTTAGGCATTCTTTTTCTTCTTCATCTTAGCGGCCATAATCCGCTTCTTTAAATCCTCAGGCAAAGCCTTCTGACCGCTAGTCAATAAAGACTTCTTAGGACGCCCAACCTTAGATCCATAAGTTCCTTTACCCTGTGGCATCAGTATCTCCCCATTCCTAATAAACTCCTACGCTGCATTCCCTTCCGCATCTGAGGTACATCCCCCAACTCCTGCTCAGGGCGATCAACAGGCTTCATACTCAAAGAAGGCAACGGCTCTTCTTCCGGCTTCTTCTCCTCGTAAATACTTTGAGCGCTTCTACTACTTCTTCTTCCAAAACACATCAGCTTTTCTTATGCCTCCTTGCAAAATTCCTAGCAGCCTCAACACTGCCAAAACCCCACTTCTTCAAAGCTAAAGCCTTCCGAGTAGGGCGACCCTTCTCATCCTTCATCGGGCCCTTCATACCAGCAAACCGAGCAGCAAAAGAAACACGCCTTGGATTCGTACCACTCTTTAATTGACGCTTTAAATTAGCGCCTTCAGTCCGCTTGAAATAAGCACGACCCGCAGCAGTCAATCCACCAGTCTTACTCTTGTGCTCTTTTCGCATATCCAACACTCTTCAATGCAGCCTTAGCAACACTCGTATCCGCTCTAGGCGGCTGCGCCTCAGGCTCTTTCCCATACCTACTCATAAAATACCCCTACACTAAAAAAAATATAACTGACAATGCACAAACCTTTAGGGCTAATAATGCTCGTGGTGGACTATTACAGTAACTAGCACTGCAACTTTTCCCCCTACCCCCCTTGCTACAGCTTAGCTCGTAACAAATTAACCTAGATCAATACTGACCTTGATGTCACCAGCCACTTGTACCTGACTTCTATCGATAGGTTTATAGCCAGCACGATCCAACAAATCCTTACTCGCTTCTAGCTGAACGTACTCAGACTTAGCGTTCTGTGATAGCCTACGCACTGTTCCAACAGCTAGAGTAGCGCTAATCCCAAACTCTTCATTCATACGCTGCATCATGTACTGCTGCACATGGGCTGTTTTCAAAGCTCTATAAGCTGAGACGTATCCAGCCTTGCCTTCAGCATACCCAGCTTCGATGGCAGCTTTAGCTGGAGGCAATCCTTTTGCTACCATTATATCCACCAGCGCAGCCTGTTTATCAGTTAGCTTCTTAGCGGGAACCACACTACAATCCTTTCTTCTAAGCTGACGACTAACATCTAGCTAACTGCTGTCGTCTGTGTTTAGCTAAACTCAGTAAGCTATGGTTAAGAAGGATTGTATAAACATTAGGGCTTATGTCTCATTCACTAGCCCCCCTCTCCCTCTCTCCCCCCACGCTAACACTATTTCCTATGTGGCTGTCAAGAGTGACGTAACGTAACTATACTAATTACCCTACGTCACACCTGATTATTCCAGTTGACACCATAAATAGCACAACCGCTAAGCGCCCTAGATGGTGACGCCAAGACACGCTAGTTCATAGGCATCTCCT